ATAATTACTGTATTCGATTTTTTATTTAAGTCAATCTCAGTCCACTGATTTCCAGTAGACAGCAAGTTACGCCATTTTATCTTTTTGAAACAAATCATTCTTTGGGGGAACCACGATATCGTCTGGTCTAATTATATTATACATGTAATCGTGCATTTCGCAAGCTCTCATTGCCACGAAATCATCTATCTCTATCACACTCATCTCTGGATAATCATCTTCAATCGATATTAAGTCAGCATATCTATCCGCATCATCCTCCTCCTCAAACATCAAAAGCACTTTATCTCCATCATCATTCTCGATAGAGAAAGCACCATCTTCTTCAAACCCTTTAACCGCTAAGATAAACATTACTCAACCTCACAGGCCTCCCGATAAACGTCTTGAAGTATTTCTGTAATCACAGATTTATCTAAGTCAACTTCAGACTCCTGTATATATCTATTTAACAAAGATATTGTGTCTTCGGATTCATCTGCTTCAAACTCCTCTCCCTCTGTAAAATCAAAGTTCTCAACAATCTTAAGTTCTGCAAGATTAGATGAATAAAGTTTATCAATATACTTTTCAAATTGTTTTGGCTCTGACTTTTTACGAACAATAACTTTAAGTATTTTTTGATCATACTTTGTGATATCTAACATCTGATGTGGCGTATCTTCATAATATAGATTATGAAAAAGTTGATATGGATTATTAACTGGTGTATGTTCTAAAGTATCTGTATCAAATAAATGAAATCCACGATTTCGATCATTGACATCATTCCAATACATCTCATATGGGTTTCCTAAGTAAAAGATATTATCCTTATTAGATCTCATATGATAATGTCCAGAATAAACTCTATCAAACTTATCAAAAACATCAGAGTCCATGCCATGTTCCATGAAATGACCACGAGTTGCCATAAAACCATTTAGTTCAAGATGACCCATAACACATGGAGAATCACTCTCCTCTATCAATTGAAATGTTTTTTCTTGATTCTCAGGATTAATCCAAGGTACAAATAAGAATTTTGTTTTATCAATTCTAACTTCTTCAGCTTCTGGATATATTTTTACATTATCATACTCTCTTAAAAACAAACCAACACCAGTCAAATCATTTGTATTTTTATAATATGCTGTATGATTTCCGATGATAGTATGAACAGTGATTCCTAACTCTGCTAATCTATCGTAATAATGATTTTTTGCCCATTCCAATGACACAAAATCTACACCCTTACGACTATCGAACGTATCACCCATATCAACTATGGTTGTGATGCCTTCTTTAATTAAAGTTGGAAAGAATATATCTTCATAAAATTTTAAGAAATAATCATGAAATAATTTTGAGTTTTTTCTCGCACCAAAATGTTGGTCTGTAATAATAGCAATCTTCACTGATAATTCATCCTTGTTTGCACTGAGTCTTTAATTTGATTATAATCAGAACTGGTGCCTGTCATATCACCATCAACAGTAAAGACTTCTTCATAACCAGATCTTTCAATAATTTTAGTTTTAATTTCTAATTGTTTCTTTTCTTTTTGTATTCTTCTAAGAAAGGCATAGTGTATGATTTGAGTAAAGTAGGCAAATGGATTTCTTGACTTCTCTGGGTCAAAGTTATGAATATACTGAACACAATTTTCAATACCATCAGATATCATATCATCACGAAACATATAGTTAACAAAATTTGGTTTATACGATAAGTGTGTTGCGATCTTTAAAAAACAAGAACCTAAGTAATTTGTGATACGTGGTTTTGGTAAATCATTCTCTTCTGCTTCTTTGACCTGTGCACGATATACAATTAATGCTTCTAAAAGTTCACGGTTATTTACATAATGCTCTGATTTTTTCTTTGCCATATACCTGACTTAATATAATGATATTATAACATAATTTATCAGACTTGACAACTCACTGAATTTTATGTAGAATAACTCTGTAAGGGTTCAAGGGTTGTTAGGCTTATCTATATTACCTTTAAATATCTCTTCTAGCTTTAGACGAGCATCTTCAACTGTAGAAACAAATCCCATTTTATTATTTAAAGATACTTGACCATCTATTTCAATATCAATATCATCTTCATTTAAATATCTATTGTAAAATGTAATCATTTGATCATCAGTTACTTCAGACATTGTAATAATTTTATCATACTTAATTAGAAATAAATCTTGATCTGGTAACTCTAACCAAGGTTTAACTTTAACATATTGTCCTGCAGGACTTTGCATCATTTTCATGATGACTGGATTTGAAAGCATAATAATTGAGTCTCCATCATTCTCATCGACAGAAACAAGTGCGAAGATTTCTTCTCCTGTAATTAATTTTAGAGCTGCGTGAAATTCTTCTCCCATTATATTAAATCGTAATTGACAATACATCTAACATTACTATTTATAGGTTGCTCTGCTGTGTGCATTAGACCTCCATCAAATAACACAACACGTCCTTGTTTTGGAGTTACTCTTTGTTTGACAGTATAAGTTTTTGATTCCTCTCTTTCATTGTATATAATAGTATCACCATCACTATCGCAGACGTAATATAGCACTACAAAATGTCTAATAGTCTCTAAATCAATATGTGGTGTATCAACAGTTTTATCTTTTAATCTTAACGGAAACTGTAAAAAAGACCTTCCTTGAAGAGCGTTTACCTTACCTATACCTAATTTAAAACAAGCACGTTGAAGTAGAGGAATGAATAAACTATGAAGTTCACTTTCAATATATCCAGGTGTGTCATCATCAAATTTTTCCATTTCTTCCATATCTCTGTATGTAACATATTGATGAGCTAATGCAGGTCTATGTTGACTATCACTATCAAGTGCTGATGTAACATCTTCTATAAAGTACCAAGGAAATTCAACTCCACCATCAGGATGACCATCAAAATAAAGTTGACTTCCAAGCATAATACTTTTAATTTTTTCCTGATATTCTTTATCAATGAAATCATCAATAACCCATATCATATTATCTTCAAATTTTTTATACATTAATTTTTCAATGGTATTTTAACTATATCATAGTTGAAGTTCTCTTCATTATACACCTTTATTCTCTCAATGAGGTGATTGAGTGTATAATTTCTTCTTGATTTGTAACTAATATCATCGGCAATATCATACAGAGTTGCTTTTGTTTTATTGTTACCCTTTCTTAGGACTCTTCCGATTGATTGAAGATTTCGTATTCTAGATTTTGATGGGGAAGCAAAGATGACATTATGAAGGTTCTTAATGTTGATTCCTGTTGAGAAGGTTCCATATGAGGCAATAATGATTGCGTTGCTCTCCATTTCTGTAATTGATCGAACCTCTTCTCGATCTTCTGTTGCAACTCCTCCGTGTACGAAAAAGACTTGTCGTTGTTCAAGTACATTGCTCTCCTGTATTAATTTATATAGTGGTTCTCCGTGTCCTTCTACTCTAGCAAACAAAATTAAAGTATTACCTTTAAGATCAAGGGCAAGATTTTTAATAAAGTTATTTCTTTTTTGATGAGTAATAATATACTGAATCTCATCTTCAAAAGTTTCAAATTTATTTGGTGAGTGTTTTAATAGTAGCACATTGATATCTAAAGTTGCAACGTGACCTTTTTTCATCAGTTCATCAGTTTTGATAATCTTGTAAGAAGGACCAAATAATCCCTCTAATACCCACTTATGTGTCTGTGTTCCGTCAAGAGTTCCTGTAAAACCAAAACGATATTTGGCATTATCAAGTTTTGACATTATAGATATTAAAGACTTTGATTTAAATTGATGTGCTTCATCTCCAATCACACATCCAAAACGATTGAAGTATTTGCGAGGAAGTTTATAGATTGATTGCCAAGTTGTAATAATTACCTGAGAATCTGTTTCTCTTTCTTTACCAGCGTATATCTTGTGGCAGAATGAACCAACATCCCAACCATAATCCTCAAAATCTTTATACATCTGTTCTACTAAAGATGTCGTCGGAACTACTATCAGAATACTTAGTTTTCTTTCAACGTAATATCTCACAATCCCGTATATCATCAACGACTTTCCTGAAGCAGTTGGAGATATCAATAACCTACGATTGTATTTTAAAGCGTCGTGTACTCCCTGAATCTGATAATCTCTAGGTTTATATTTGCTTACAGCGTTCATATAATCTTTCACACCCTCTTCAGATATACCATCATTCACTTCAAATGGTAAACCATAAAACTTGCTTGGTTGAAAATCGTATGTATATTCGTGATCCTTACAAAATTGTACAATCTTATCTAAGAGTCCAACATATATCTGATTGTTCTGAATATTAAATAATCTTATCTTTCCGTCCCAATACTTATTTTTATAAGTTGGCATAAACTTTGCACCTGGTACTTCAAAGGTGAAATAGTCTGCTAACTCATAATAAACGTGCATATCAGATTCAATCTGAAGATGCACTTCATTCTTTTTTGATATTATCAAATGCGACATAACATCGATCAATATCAATTATTTAGTCGTGTTTTATAAACCTATCCTTTTGGAAATGTTCCCTTCTTAGATACTACAAATTTATTAGTAAATGTTTGTGTCTTTAATCCACCAGGTCCTTCAGACCTTGATATTATCTTATTATTATTATCTCTAAAAAATTTCATCACTTCTGGTTCTTGAAGATATTGATCTTGTTCATCACCAGGTGTATCTAGAATATTATTACGATACTTATGTCCACTAGCAAGTCCATGAATTGGTGGATTATGTCCATAATCATATTTACCAACTGTTTGTTTTCCAGTTTTTTGATCTATGAAAGGATTTTTTGATTGATCTTCTTGGAATTGTTGAAAAGTTTTCATAATAGTCATAATAGTATGCTCATTGAAACTGCTGCTCCAACTGCGATCCAGAATATTTTAGGAACAATACTTAAAGGAACTGGATTCTTCATTATTTATCTTGCAACCTCTCTACAACTGTCTTTGCTTGCATAGGTGCAACATCATTTAAACCGTTTGCGTCAAACCAAGGTGCATCTTCCCAACTAAATCCCTCTCCAAAAGTATTATCAGGAGACATCACATACCAGTGACATTTTGCATCTGGAACATCAACTGCACACACCGCCCAATCATCTGCCCATTGAGGAACCTGCACATACATCACTGGTAGATGATTAGCGAAAAATGAAAGAATTAACGAAAAGAAAATCATAATATTAAGTTATGCTTTTACACCAAATGGGTTCATAGGTGTGCCAGTCTTTACAGGATTTACTAATCTCTTCAAAATATCAGAAGCTGGTTGATCACCTCTTACACCAGTCGCAGGAACACTTTTAAATAAAGGTTTATCGTGTGAAGCAATTAATTTTTTATCTTTTTTCTTTTTTACTAAATCAATTGGAATTCCTGTATTTCTTAAAAATTCTGCATTTTCATAATCAATAGCATCTTTAGTTCTTATCCTATCTAATATACCCCCATCTTTTGTATCATATGGATATGTAAAGGTACCCTTTGGAGTTGCATTTGTCTTTATGAATTTCTCCATAAACTGTTTGAATGTTTTCATTATGCTAATGCTATAACTCTAAGATCCTTAAATCTTGGTGGTTTTGCTTCATTTGTTCCACTCATAACAATCTTGATCTGGAATCCATTAAACTGTTCGAGTTCATCAATACTAAATTGATAATCAAAGAATTGATCATCACCACTTGCAGGAACATTTGAGTCTGGTCTTCCACTATTGTTAATTGGGTTGATAACCTTATCACCAAATCCATCACCATCAGTATCTGTTGTATTGTCGAAACCAGGAAATAGTTCAAATGTTTGCTCAACATTACTTGAATCTGTACGAGATAGTTTATATAAAACTCTAA